AAGGTCTACAATCTCGCCACCCTTCTCAGAGATTTGAGCAAGTCCACCTTTCCAGTTGTCCGTGCCTCGTGCAAGCATAGGCAACTGTGGGATATTGATGCCGAACTTCTCGCCACCGATACCGGGCACCCAGTCAGGGATGTCAACACTTATACTGTTTATGCCCGCAATAGCTCCATTTATCATAGAGATTACGCCATTTATCGGCATTTTAAGCATTCCACCTAGTCCCTCAAAGATACCGCCAAAGATATTTTTTACACCTTCCCAAGCCTTGCTCCAATTGCCTGTGAATACTCCTGTTATAAAGGTTAGAATCCCCTCAAATGCTGTTAGTAGACCGCTAATCATGGTTGTTATTCCATCGAAAAGCGAGTTAAAATATCCAATTGCAGAACCTATGGCGGCTCCGATGGCAACAGAGAATACAGCATGCACTGCTTCACCTATCTTGCTAAGCAAAGGACTGACAACCTTCCAAAATCCTTGTATATGTTCCCCTATTGCGCTGAACTTCTGCCCTATGGGTGCAAGTTTTTTCTTAAGGCTGTCTCCTGAGATTCCTATTCTTTGAAATATATTCTTAACAAAGTTCCACAATCTGCCGGCTGCTGCCTTTATCTTATCCCAGTTTTTATATATAAGAACTCCGGCAACTACTACCGCTGCCAAACCTAGTACCACAGCATTTGCAGGGGCTGTAACTAATCCCATTACTGTTTTGGCTGTTTTGAACGCATTGCCAACCATTCCAACTGTCTTAACGAGCTTACCAACAACCATGACCGTTCTACCAAAAAGAAAGATAGCCGGACCTACTGCGGCTGCTATAAGTCCCACTTTGATGATGGTATCCTGCTGGGCTTTAGTCAGTGAGTTAAATTTATCCGCTAATCTCTGTATAAATTCCGTGCCTTGCTTAATATATGGCAGTAACCGCTCACCAAAGGATATCCCTATACCTTCAATCGTTGACTTTAATATGGTAAGCTGACCCGATAGGTTGTTATTTGCCGTGTCATACATTTTTTTACAAGCACCATCTGAGTTGTAGATAGCCGTTGAAAGCTCGTTAAAATCGCTATCGGCAGAGTTGACTATTGCAAGCAATCCACTCATTCCTGTCTTGCCCGCAAGAGCTGCCGCATACTGTGCTTTTTGCGATTCCGTCAATCCTGCAAAGCTCTTTCTTGTCTCCCTCATAATTGTATCAAGGGACTTCATGTTGCCCTTAGAGTCTGTTAGAGATATACCAAGAGCGTCCATGGCTGTTTGTGATTCTTTTGTAGGCTTTGCCATTCTTGTGAATAAACTTCTTAACGCTGTACCGGCAGATGATGCCTTTATACCGCTATTTGCCATAAGCCCAAGGGCAGTAGATACATCCTGAGCGTTGAATTTTAGTGCTCCAGCTACAGGAGCCACATACTTAAAGGATTCTCCCAGCATAGACACACTTGTATTTGATTTATTCGCCGTCTGCGCTAATACATCAACAAATTTATTTGTGTCCTTTGCCTGCATACCGAAGGCTGTAAGGGCATCTGTAACGATATCGGAAGTGCCTGCAAGGTCTTCTCCTGTAGCTCCTGCAAGGTACATTACTCCCTCTATACCATCTGCCATCTCCCCGGCTTTCCAACCTGCCATAGCCATGTACTTAAATGCTTCTGCGGATTCACTTGCTGAATACTTTGTTTTTAAGCCCATTTCCTTAGCTTTCTTCGACAGCATTTCAAGGTCTGTTCCTGTAGCTCCGGATATAGATTGGACGGTACTCATTCCCTTTTCAAAGTCTGCTGCCAGCTTTACGGAAGCAACTCCAATTCCTGCTATTGGCGCAGTAACTGTCTTGGTTAGATTCGTACCAACTCCGGCAATGGCTTTCCCTGACCTTTCTATCTGCTTTCCAGCCTTCATCCATTGCCTTGCATTATCTTGTAAATATGTGCCTGCAGTCCTTAACGGACTCGACATTTTATCGACAAGCCGTAATGTTACATCAACTATTTTTCCCATTTATCCACCTTCTTAGCCTTCATACATTCTCTTAAACTCTTCCGCTCTGTCTTGTAATTCCTGACTTATAAAGGCTTTCAGTATCGTTCTCTCACCTCGCCCCATCTCTCTGACACGGCTAGGCAATATGTCGTGATAGCGAAAAAGGAGGTACATAAGTTGTACCTCCCCATTCGCCTTTATAAGTTTTTTATTTCTTCCTCTTCATTCTCATCCTTGGTGATTCCGCAAAGGGCAGATATCTCATCGCTTAACTCGTTTACCTCAATTCCGAAGAGCTTTTCGCAAAGTTCTCTTGCAGTTTTACAATCAAAATGTGCCTGTAGGCTCTTGTTCATTAAGTCCGGCTCTACAAGTGCCTCTGTGCAAAGAATAAGCTTTGCATCATAAGACTTTGCTATATCAAAGCTGCCGTTTTTATTGAACTGATACCCAACAATGTCATTAATTCTACGTGATGGAATCTCACTTATGGTTACATCAACAGTCTCTTCCTTACTGCCTAAGAGTGTGGCAAGTCTCTTTGACTTAAACACCCCCTTTTTAAGCTCATCCGCCTTTTTGGAATCTATCTTTAATAACTCGTCAACTAAATTCATGTATTCCTCCTTACTGTGCAGGGACATAGTCAAGGACTTCCCAGCCTGTGAATGTGAATGGGATTGATTCCTCACCAAGTTTCTTTACTTCCCAGTTAGCAAGAGTAATCTCATCAAATACACAGCCTGTGAGTTTTACCCTTTCTATTCCGTCAGAGTCAGGATCTGCAAGCTTTGATATAATGGTACACTTAACTACTTTTCCCTTCTTAATGCTTTCGGAAAGCTTATTTAAGAAGTAGCTTGTAACCTTGTTTAGCTTCAGCGTTCCCTTGCAGTCTATACCTGTCACTTTGTAACCCTTGACAAGAGTTCTTGCCTGGTTAACTTCCGTTTTTTCAAGTGAAGCCTTTGCCTCTAATGATAAAACCTCGGCTAAGTAGTAATCATCAAGCCACACTTCGCCAAAAGTACCATTCATTACCTTTTCAGGTGATAGCGTTCTCTCCATGTCTAACCTCCTTAAATAGTAATATTTAATGCCACATCTTCAATGGCATCTGTCATTGTGAGGGCAACTTTTAGGAATACATTTGAGCCTGTATTCGCCCTTTTAATTTCCTCATCACTCATCCTGGTTACATCTGTACCCCTGCCTTTTAAGAAGCTCCTATTTGCCTCAATGTCGATTTCAAGATTATATCCTTCGATTACTGAAAGCCTCATAAGTTCATCGAAATAGTTGCCGATTGCTGACATAAGAAGGCACTTATTATCGTAATTGTTAGGATACTTGCCGATATAGTTATCCTCTGTTGTTCTGCGGATGTCATCGGAGATCATATCAAGGGCATCCATGATTTTTATCTTTTGGAACTGTGTATTTTTCTCCGGAGTAAGGGTAGTAAGTGAATTAACTCCCCTGCCTGTCTTTACCTTTTCACCGTCCCACCAAACTATGAACTCTCCACCATCTACAGCAGTATCCATTCTTTCCTTCGTAAGTCTTGTGCAGTCTGTGAGCTCAGGAAGTGGCGCATAGGTGCTTGACATCTTAAGCGGTGTGCCTGCTATTATGCCGGCTATTCTGCTACAAAACTGTTCTGCGGTGTAGGCTTTATCACCTATAAAAGTCTTTTCAGTGGTATAGTTGATAATAGCCTCATTGTCTCCCTTTGTATTGGGTAAAACTGCCTTAATAAGTTTTTTGGCTGTCCTCTCAGCCTTAACATAAGACACAATTTCAGCTGTCTTTTTATCTGTTCCGACCGTCGGAACTACAAGGTAGTTAAATTTGATTGTTTTAAGATAATCAAGTGCAGCCTTGTAGTTATCCACCGTTTTATTGAGCACATAAGCAATAACCTTGCTAGGTGCATTTACATAGCCCCTTAAGGCAAGCCTAATCTGTTCCTTGTTGTCATCACTAAGGTTTGCAGGGATATCCGCTTCAGATACGCAGACAACCGGATTAACTTCCGGGATATTGGTGTCTTTTAATATCATTGCGATAATCCCTCTGTCTCCTCTTTTTATAGCCGTTGCAGCTATCTCAGAAAAGGAGATTGAAATACTTGGCATTCCCATTATTCGTCCTCTACTTTCTTTGTAAATTCAACATTATCAATAACTTCGCTATTGTCCTGGTGTGTAATCAAGTTACACCATTCTAAATTTATGGTTATCTGTGGGATATTCCTGTCAATTCCCACATAATCCCAGTCAAATCCTTTTACATCTATTGCCCTGCTGCCTACTTTCACGAAAAGTCCAAAGATGTCTTTTATCCTGTCAATTACTCTTAAGGTCTCAACTTCATCCTTGCTTTTTTGCAGATAAGTTATATAAAATGCCATAGAGTTGTACATCGTGTTATAATTGACAGGCGATACCTCCAAGGGCTTTAGCTGCGTAAAAAAACACGGTCTGTCATAGGCTTCAATGACATCCGTGCTATAGTATTTATAGTCAGGAAATTCACTTTTTAGCAAATCAAGCAGGGCTTTCTTTACATCTATCAGAGTCATATAAGCCCTCCCTCTTTTAATAGTGCTTCTACCATGTTATCCACATGTTCCTCGAATTTATCCTCATAGACCTTAGTAGCCTTATCAAGGTAATGTACACCCTGTACAAAGCCTATAGTCTTTCCCTTAACCTTTAACTCGTGCCCCTTCTCTACAAGGTGGAAATGCGGAGACTTTGCAGATATCTCAACAAACTGGTTATTCATAAGCCCCTGAACCTGCGACACTCTAAAAGATGACAACTTTCCAAGCGACTTTTTATGCTCGCTCTTCGTCTTTGTGAGTTCTTTAGCGTTATTTACTATATTGCGCCTAAGAGCCAAGGCATCCTTTTTCAATAAATCTCCTGCTTTGTCCGGGTACTTTGCAACAAGCTGGTCAAATGACATCTTTAGCTCATCTAATCCCTTGACTTTCAATTCTGCATCAGCCAATATCCATCACCTCTTTGTTGACATAATCCACACATCTGATTTCAAGCAGTTTACGCTCAAAATCCACATCTATAACGCTTTCTATCGAAAAGGTCCTGTCTTTATACTTCAAAAAACAGTTAGTGTCTATCCCTTCTGTATAGCGTATATAGCATTTGTGGGTTACTTTGCTTTGTACCTTTTGCACTTCGTAATATTCAGCCCCTCTAAGAGGCTGTAATGTACCCCATACAGTCTTAATCAGTTGCAATTCCTTTGTAATCTGCCCCAAACTGTCTTGTATGTCGGCTAATTTATAAAAGGAAAGCCGTTTATTCAGCTTTCCAATTACTAAAGTTCTTATAATAACCACCTCCGTTACAAAAGGTTAACGCTGTGAGAGTTTAAGATTGTCATCACCATTCTGTTTACTCCTCCAGCCTTATCAAGCTGATAATTCCTATTGTCAAACATATCTGCGATAAGGACAAACAGTGCCTGCGTAATATCCGGATATTTATCAAGGCTCTCATCATCAAGCCCTGTATAAGTTTTGATATGCGCAACAGCACTGTCTTTCATCCTTTCAAGTTCAGAGGTTTCAATCTCGGTTGGCTCATCAAGACGGATAAAATTTACAAGGTCATTAACTGTAACTTCACTAACTTTCATTTATACCGCCTCTTTCTAGGTGTGGTTAGCCCTTAATTACAAGCTTTGCGATCTTCTGTGCGTTCTGTACCTTTGCATCAAGTTCAACAAAGCCAAGTACCTCAACAGCATGCTGCCTTGCCTTAACTTCTGTAAGTACCTTGATACTGATGTTTTCAGATATCTTTGTAGCAAGTCCGGTATAGTCGCCGTAATACATTACGGTTGCGCCAGCTTTAACATCATCCATATTTTCAGAGGTATACACATCATGGCCAAATAAGGTATAGCCCCATCTTGAATTGGCATCCTTATTAAGCAAATAGTTACCCTGTCCGTCTTTAAGCTTTCTGACTGCAGTTCTTGTCTTTCTGCTCATAATAAAATATGCATTTGCCTGATAAGCATCAGGGATAAGCTCCTGAAGGTCAATGATCTCATCCGCTGTAAAGTTTGCCCCGGCTGTTTTTAACTCCTGCACTCCCTTTGACAGTCCATCGATCTTATTAGGTGTTCCTTTGAGAAGCTCCTTCTCTATAAACCTTGCAATGCTCCCTGCCATTCTCCTAACTACAAATCCCACAACATCAAAGCTGGAATCATTGATAAGGCTGATAGATACATCTGAAATTGCTCTGCCAAGGAATCCTGTTAAGTTGATTGATTTAAACTTACCTGTCTTGCTTTCACCATCTGTAAACTCGTCAGCGTATTCCATAGTTATGTCAGAAGTGCTTTCATCGTAATATGGAATGCTTAAGGTTCCTTTCACATTATATCTGTCAGAATCCTGAAATATAGGGCAGATTTCAACAACTTTCTCAATAATCTTGTTTGCAATTGTTGTTGGGATAACGGCTCCATTCTCTCCCTTAGTCAACTCTCCTGCTCTTGTCTCCTCACTTCTGATAAGCGCATCAAAAGCCTCGTAATCTCTTTCTTCAACACTTCTTTTCTCTTCTTCTACAGGTACCTGTGGCTCGCTCTCTGTTAAGTCCCTAGTCTTTTCTAATGCTGCGATGGTCTTATCAAGTTCTCTTATTTCAGTTTCAAGGACTTCAAATGATGTGATTTCATCCTTATTCATTGCCCTTTCTTCTGCCTTAGCCTTTTCAATAATTGCCTTAAGTGCTGCAAGTTTCTGTGCTCTCATTTCAAACATTTTCTTCAAATCCATTTTGTTTACCTCCGTAAAATTAAGTTTTGATAATAAAAAAAGAGCAGTTATATCGCTCTTAATTCCATGTATCTGTTTTCGTAAATGTGGTTGTTGTTAGGTTCTTTACCCTTAACTTCAACCGTTTCAACCTCATCCGGCAAGAATCTAAGTTCGATTAGATTATCAAACTCTTCTGCCCTTACCTCGATGCTTGTGCCGTTATAGGCAGGCTTTCTTGTATCATCTAATATTGATACCTCTTTAAGCTCCAGTTCTCTGATTGTCCTGTGGGGGATGTCTTCGTCTGTCCTTTCCTCTTTTATAGGGATAAAGCCAAACGACCATCCAACCAATTTTTTGTTCCTAGCCTTTTCAATCACCTCCTTATCTCTGATTTCACATCTACACCTTAAGCCTATGTTGTCCTCGATTATATGGGTTTTATCATCGGCATTTGATGATAAAACTCTCGTATAATTGTGGTTTAACAACACCTTTACCGGGCACCCTGTCCTATTGGCTCTTTCAAGCGACCTCCTGAAAGCTCCTGAGGCTATTTTTTCTATGAATTTGCCCGATGCGTCTGTAAGTACCTTGCTGTCTCTTTCAACGGCATTAACATAGCCATCAATCAAAACCGAATCGTCTCTAACTTCAATCCGCATTAGTTTCGTCTCCTTTCTTTGTATCGTTTATGTTGGTGTATTTGTCCGTATTTGGTGTATATACCTGTCCTGATTCAGGATAATAAAGCACATCCTGCAAGCCTAACTTGATAAAATCAAGACCGAACTCAGGCAGTCTTTCCTTTTTTCTCACTTCATCAAGCTGCATAAAGCCACTATCAAGAGCAACCTTGTAGGCTGCGAAACGCTTTTCTATATCCGTCTTAGTCAGGTCCGTATCATCAAAGGCAAAGAACATTACATTCTTTTCATCCTCTTGCAATAATACACTATTGATTGCTGTCACAAACCTAGCTAATATTGGATAGATGCAGACCTCGTAAAAGCGTTTTTTATCTTCCTCTGTAGCCCCTCCATTTATAATCGGCGGCGGTACAAGGAATATCTTACAGATATCACGGTTATTAGTTTCTTTATTTTCATTAAGCTGTAACTCTACAGATGAGTTTGAGGCTTCTTTGAAGGACAATCCATCATTTAATACAACAACATTCTCGGTGTTATTGGAATAGAGGTTATGGAAAGCTCTTTTTAATGCTGCCATTGCCTCAGCTCCAAGCCTTGTTGCTGATTGAATAAAGCCTTTTTTGTTGCCTCCAGTCTTGACTAGGTTCTTTTCAAACTTCTGTGTACTGAGTATTATCCCCAACAGTTCAGGGGTTTCAGCTATGATAGATTGTCCACAATATCCATTTTGCGTATTACGAAGTATTTTAATGAACTGCCAGCCCTCATAACTTGCTCCGTTAACCAGTATTTTATAATCCTTGAATATCGGATCTGTATTGTACATAAAGCTAATCTTTTCAGGCTCCACATAATGAAGAGATTTAACCTCATTATTTACCCTGTTTATGTAGACATATCCGCCTTTCGATAGAAACATGTCCAT